GGCGACGCGCGGCTTGCTCGCCGATTATTGCCGTCGCCGCGAAACGGCCGAGAAACTTTCGGCCGCTGTGGACGAGTTCGAAACGGACCGCTTAAAGGATAGCGACGGGGTGCGGCGGTACAAATACCTGTTGCAGATGCGCGATATGGAAGTAAGGGGTGTTACGTCGCTTGCGACCAAGCTGCGGATCACCAATCAAAGCCGATATCACGAACAAAATGCCTATACGAAGGCGCGAGCGGCTGTTGATCGAGTAGTGAAGCCTTGGGAAGTGTAAGACAACGCAAGCAGACCCGCGGCCAGCGGAATATCGTCTGGATCCAGAAGGTTTGTCGCGTACCCGAGGGCAGGCACGCCGGGCAGTCGGTGCGCCTGCGCCCATGGCAGAAGCGCGAGATTATCCGGATCTATGACAATCCGGCCGGGACGCGCCGCGCTATCCTGTCGTTCGGCCGCAAAAACGGCAAGACCGCCTTGGCCGCATTCCTGCTGTTGTTGCACCTCTGCGGTCCGGAAGCGGTGCCGAACAGCCAGCTTTATTCCGCGGCACAATCGCGCGAACAAGCCGGCTTGTTGTTCAAGCTGGCGCGACTGATGGTGGAGATGTCGGAGATCCTGGCCGGCAGCATACAGGTCCGGCATCACGCGAAGGAACTACTCTGTCCGGACCTTGGCACGGTTTACCGGGCGCTGTCGGCCGAGGCGCGGACAGCATTCGGTCTGTCGCCGGTTTTCATCGTGCATGACGAGCTAGGCCAAGTCCGCGGGCCGCGGGACCGGCTTTACGAAGCGCTGGAAACAGCGACAGGCGCGCAGGAAAACCCACTATCGATCATCATCTCGACGCAGGCGCCGACCGAGTCGGATCTTCTGTCGGTACTGATCGATGACGCGCTCGCCGGTCACGACCCGCGCGTTGTCGTCTCGCTCTATACCGCGCCGGCCGGCCTCGATCCGTTTTCACGTGAAACAATCAAGCTGGCGAACCCGGCTTATGGAGACTTTTTGAATGCTCGTGAGGTACTTGGACAGGCGCGCGACGCCGAACGTATGCCGAGCCGGCAAGCGGAATTCGAAAATCTCATCCTCAATAGAAGGGTCGAAGCAAGCGCGCCGTTTATCAGCGGACAGCTTTGGTCCGAGTGCGGCGCCGAACCGAAGCCGATCGAAGGTCTCCCGGTTTACGGCGGCCTCGATCTCTCGGCGGTCTCGGACTTAACCGCGCTCGTTCTCGGCGCGCGGATCGATGGCGTCTGGCAGATCCATCCGACGTTCTGGCTACCGGGTGACAATCTCGCCGCGAAGGCGCGGATTGACCGGGTTCCGTATGACGTCTGGCAGCGTCAGGGATACCTACTCGCGGCGCCGGGTCGTTCGGTCGATTACGAGTACGTCGCCGAATTTCTCCGCGGCACGTTCGACCGCTACAACGTAAAGAAAATCGGTTTCGATCGGTGGGGCTGGCACCACTTGCGGCCCTATCTCCTGCGCGCCGGCTTCCGCGAACGGCAGCTCGACGAGCATTTCGTCGAGGTTGGGCAAGGCTTCAAGGATATGAGTCCGGCGCTCCGGCTACTCGAAGGTGAAATCCTCAACCACCGGATCGCGCACGGCAATCATCCGATCCTCAAAATGAACATGGCGAACGCCGTTGTCGCGAGCGATCCCGCCGGCAACCGGAAGCTCGCGAAGGATCGTTCACCCGGCCGAATCGATGGCGCGGTCGCGCTCGCCGATATGGCCGCCGTCGCGCCGCTACAGAGCAAGCCAGCTTTCGACGTACGGGCGATGATCGTTTAGGGCGCCAAAATCCGTTTAGGCCGCTCTACGGCCTTCCTATCGCCTCCTAGGGGCATTCCGAATGCAGATCATCCGTAAAGAGGTCGCCGGCAAGGCGGCCAATAGCCTGGTTTACGTCCTCTCGGACGCGACGCGCGACCGCTACGGCGACATTATCGAGCCGAGCGGCTGGGATCTCCGGTGGTTCGAACGGAACCCGGTCGCGCTATTCAATCACAACGCCAATCAGCCGATCGGCAACTGGCGCAATATCCGCCTCGAAGACGGCAAGCTAATCGCCGTCTTCGAGCCGGCCGCGCGCGGAACCTCGGCGCGCATCGACGAGATCCTTTCACTAATCCGCCAGAACGTTCTTAGGGCAACCTCAGTCGGCTTCCGCGCGCTCGCCGAGCCGGAGCCGATCGATCCTGACCGGCCGCACGCCGGGTTGCGGTACACCCGCCAGGAATTGCTCGAAACTAGCATCGTCTCGGTGCCGGCCAATCCGGCCGCGCTACAAGTCGCAAAGTCCCTCGGGATTAGCGACGACACCCTAACCGAAGTCTTCGGCAAGCACGCCATAGCGGGACAACGGCGGGACTTCACCGGCAAGCAAGCCGCGTCTCAATCCCCAGCGAAGGGGATAGCTATGTCTATCAGCGAACAGATTCAGGAAACCCAAAACCGACTCAACGCTACCCGCGACAAGCTCGCCGAGCTTACCCGCGGCGAATACGACGACGACGAAGCCGCGGTTCTCAATGACGAGATCGAGGTCTCCGAACGCCGGCTCGAATCATTGCAGCGCACCGAAAAGTCGCTCGCGATCCGCGCCGCGGATCAAGAGATATTGCCGCCTGTCACCGCGCCCGCCGTCAATCGCCGGCCGCTTGGACTTCCGGCCAAAGAGATTAAGCCGGGCGATCTCTATCTTCGAGCGATTACGGCGCGCTTCGTCTCGTATGCCCGACAAGTACCGATCGAGGCGGTGCTAGCCGAGCGCTACGCCGACGACGAGCGGACGGCGATCGTTACCCGCGCGGCTATCGCCGGAGCGACGACGACAACGGCCGGATGGGCGGCTGAGCTCGTCCAGTTGGCGAATGCCGAGTTCGTCGATAGCCTTATGCCCGCCCAGGTCTTCCCGCAGTTGTCGGGAATGGGTGTCGCATTGACGTTCGGGCCGAATGCCGGCGCGATCAAGATTCCGTCACGAACGGCGACACCTAGCATCGGCGGCTCGTTCGTTGCGGAAGCGGCGCCGATCCCGGTCCGCCGTCTCGGCACGACCAGCATAACCTTGTATCCACACAAGGTCGGCGGGATCTCGGTGTTTTCGAGAGAGATCGCGGCTTATTCCAATCCGGATATCGAGACGTTGATTCGGGATAGCATAATCGCGGACACCCAAATCAATATCGATGGCCTCTTGCTCGATAATGCCGCGGTGTCGACAACGCGGCCGGCGGGACTGACTAACGGTGTCTCGACGCTTACCGCTACGGCGGGCGGCGGCTATGCGGCATTCTTGGGCGATTTGAATAAATTGACCGCACCATTTTATGCGGCCAATGCTGGAAGGCGGCTCGCGTTCATCATGTCGCCGGTTCAGTACCAGCAATTACAGCTAGCGCCGGGACCGACGGGTGTACCGTTTGGCTGGTCGGCGCAGTTCACCAACATGTTTACGGTTATCGTCTCGACCTCGATCGCGAGCGGCGCCGTTTACATGGTCGATGCCGCGGACTTCGTTTCGGTACGAGGCGCGCCCGAATTCGAAGTTAGTGAGGTGGCGACGATCCATATGGAAGATACTACACCCCTGAACATTGCGACCGGCGCGCAGGGTTCCGGCGTTCTCGCAACACCGACACAATCGATGTTCCAAACTGCCCAAATTGCGATCCGGATGCTCGCCAATGTTAACTGGGCCATGAGACGGACGGGAATGGTTCAGTTTATCGGTACTGGTGTCAATTGGGGACCGTAAGTTAGTCGGCGGGGCTTCGGCCCCGCCTTTCTTCGAGGATGCCTCAATGTCGGATGACGTAACACCGCGACCTATGCAGATTAGGGCCGATGCAATAAAACTAGCGGCGCTCGGCCTTGGCCCTCCCGATCCGGGGCCAGGACCAGGGCCAAGCCCGCCCGCAATTGTCGATGCTCCCGCCCTTACCGTAAACGGCTCCGTCGCTACCCGCTGCGCGGTCGGCGATAACTTGGCTTGTACGGTCGGCAATTGGACGAACGAACCGACAGACTACTGGCAATCGTGGCTAGCGGGATCTTCGCTTGTCGGCAATGGCCCGGCCTACACAGTGCAAGCCGCGGATGACGGACAAAGTATTTCCTGTTCGGTAACGGCGACGAATGCCGCCGGATCTACTAACGCAATGTCGAACGCCGTCCTAGTCGGACCGTAAGGAAAGGAAACGAACCAATGGCAACATCTACGACGACCACAACCGGCGCGACCGGCGCTACTGGCGCGACGGGAGCAACCGGCTCGACCGGCGGCGCGACCGGCGCAACGGGCGCGAGCGGACCCGTACCAGCACCCACTCAGCCGCCGTCCGACGCGCCACTGACGCCAGAACAGGCCGTTGAGCGGATAAACAATCCGCCGAAGCCGGAGCCGTCGCAGGAGGACGCCGACAAAACGAAGGAAGGCAAGCGCGACATGCAGGGACAATCGGGAACCGGATATACGACCCGATAATGAGCGACCTCGCCCATCCGCCGCAGCCGAAGCCGACGCAGGCCGAAGCCGATGAGTTCATGGCCGATGCGCTCGGCTTTGGTGATGGCGACGACGGTGCTCCTGCATGGGTGCCGCTCAACGCCAGGATACACGTCGATTTTCTTGGCGGCACGCCGCAGGGCCGCGCCTGGGTGGACGGGACCGGCGATGTGGCGTTGACCAGCATTCTTGGTGCTGACGCAGTGTTCACGGGTTCAGTATATAATCCTGCAAATATCATGGTGAGTGGGTACAATATCAACTCCCTGAGTGAGAGCGTTGCATTTATTGGGGTGGCGCTGACCGCCATATTGGGTTCCCTTACCCTTCGGATCGTCATCAAGAATATTAATAATGCAGGAGCTGCCAATACAATATTGGATCTGCGCCCTACGAACAGGGCCGATTACATAAGATGTTACACCAACTATACGCCAGGAACCTTGGTTGCAGAGAGCGCCTCTGATTTGTTCGAATCGATCCCCGGTCTTGTGAAGCCAGCCGGTTCCGTCAATGTGGTTGCCCTGACGATTGCCGGAACGCGATACGAAATGGCGTTCAACGGGTCCTCCCCTGTGGCGGCCACCTTGACTGCGGACGACCGGCCGGCGGGCAATCCTTTTGCTCACGCAATGACAGCGCCGGTCTACTATGCAATCCAGGCAGTCACCTTCTACGATCCGCTGCCGACGACGGCCGGGCTGTCGGCGCTTTCGGCGATCCCATGAACTGGCTCTCTAAGATCCTGCCGTGGGGCAAGCGGACGGCGGTTCCCGAAGGGGCCGAACGTCCCGGCCCCTATTTCCTATCGGACGGTTGGTTGCCGGCCGGTACGGCGTGGAACTTCTGGCAAAAGGGTCAAAACGTCCGGCCGTACGGCGATCGTAGCGCGATGCTAGAAGCTTGCGTTAGCGCCTATAGCCAGACCGTCCCGATGTGTCCCGGCGATCATTGGCGCTCGCTCGGCAACGGTGGACGCGAGCGGGTTACGACGTCGAGCCTAAGCCGCATTCTCCGGCGGCCGAACGACTATCAATCGATTAGTGATTTCTTATTGAACTTGACCCGCCGGCTTTACGAGAAAGGCGAGTCTTTCGCCTATGCCGTCCGGAACAATCGCGCGGAGATCGTCGAGCTTCACCTTATGCGCGAAGGTACGCCGACGATCGCCGAGGACGGCTCGATCTTCTATTCGCTTCACGGTAACGAGATCGCCGAAAAGCGGCTCCGGCTCGATATGCCGGCGCCGGCCCGCGACGTTCTCCACGTTCGGTTACACACGCCGCGCCATCCGTTGAAAGGCGAGTCGCCGATCCTCGCGGCAACGCTCGACATGGCGATGAGCGGCGCGGCGCTCAATCAGCAGATCGCCTTCTACATCAATCAAGCTCGACCATCGTTCTTGCTGACGACCGATGCGGAGATGGACCGCGAGCAAGCGGAGGAATTGCGCCGCTGGTGGGACGAATATTCACAAGGCGAGAACGCCGGTAAGACTCCGATTATGACATGGGGTCTAAAAGCGCAGCCGATCGAGACGAACGCGGTCGACGGTCAGCTAGTCGAAATGCTCCGGATGACGGATCAGGCTATCGCGCTCGCGCTCCGGATACCGCTGCCGATCCTTGGGCTAGGCGGCCCGACCTATGCCTCGACCGAGCTTTTGATGCAGGATTGGATCGCGAAGGGGTTGGGCTTTACGCTCAATCATATCGAGGTCGCATTCGACGCGCTCTTTCAGCTCCGCGGCGTTCCCGACGAATATACCGAGTTCGACACGCGGGCCTTGCTCCGGAGCGCTTACAAAGAGCGGATCGAGGGATTGGCCCGCGGTGTCATCTCCGGAATCTACTCGCCCGATGAAGCGCGCGCGGCCGAAGACCTGTCCGCCGTACCGGGCGGCCACGGCGCGATGCCGAGAGTTCAACAGCAAGTCGTCCCGCTAAGTTACGGGACCGAGCTACAGCCGCCGAAGCCGGCCGCCGATACGCCACCGCAAGACGGCGCGCCCAATCCGAACGACGGAGGCGCCGATGCCGGCGACGGTTCAACCAATGCCGCCGATAGCCAACGGACAGTTAGTGTCTACCGCGCCAGCCGTCGTCTTGCCGCTTGACGCGCTCGCGGCGGAAGTCGCGGCCGACGTCGCGCGGATCGAGCGCGAGCTTCGCGCCGAAGTCGCGGCCATGCTTGCCGGAGTCCATACGGCTATCGCCGAGCTGCGCGCGGCGCGCGCCGAACAGGATCTCCGGATTGCGTCCCGGCTCGGCGAGCTTCGCGATGGCCCGCCGGGACCGCGCGGCGAGCGTGGAGAGCAGGGAGAGAGCATTACGGGGCCGCAAGGCGAGCCGGGTCCGCAAGGCGAGCCGGGAGAACCTGGCACCCAAGGCGAAGCCGGCCGCGACGGCGCGTCGTTCTCGATCCGCGGAACATGGTCGAGCGCCGGCACCTATCGCGCGCTCGAAGTCGTCGCGCTCGGCGGCGCCGCCTTCGCCGCTCGACACAACGATCCCGGTCCGTGTCCCGGCGAGGGCTGGCAAATGATCGCCCGCCAAGGCAAGCCGGGAGCGCAGGGCGAGCGCGGACCGCGCGGCGAGCGCGGCGAACCGGGACCGGCCGGCGCGGCGCCGGTCGCGCTCGCCGTCGATAGCGAAGGACTCTTTACGCTCCGGCTCGGCGACGGGACCGAGCTGACATGCGACTTCTATCCGGTACTCGCGCGGCTCGTCCGGTGAAGCACTATTCTATTACGCGCGTCATTACGCCGGCCGAGACGCTGGATCTCGTTACGCTCGACCAAGCGAAGGCAATGCTCGGGATTGCGGCCGGCGATACGTCACAGGACGCGCAAATCGCGCAGCATATCGCCGCGTCCTCGCTCGCGATCAATCATATGTGCAACCGGATCTTTGCGGTTCAGACGTACCGCGATCAAGTCCGCGGCGCCTACGGCTGTTGGGGCGAGCCGTTCGTCACGCGGCAGTATCCGATAGTCGTTGATGAAGAGAGCGGCTTACCGCTCGTCGCCGTAACGGAAGGCGGCGCGGCGCTCGATGCCGCGCTATTCGAGACCGATCCACCGCAAGGCCGCCTCTACCGGCTCGACAGCGGCGGCGCGCCGCTCGCATGGGGAAGCGCTACGCTCGTCGTCGACTACACCGCGGGCTTCGCCGAGATCCCGGCCGACGTACAAGGCGCGTGCCTCGAATGGGTTGGGATCCGCTACGGCGCGGTTGGCCGCGATCCGGCGCTTCGTAGCGAGACCGTGCCGGACTTGCTGACACAGGTCTTCAATACCGGCGATTCCGGCATGGCGTCGGCCTCGGCATCGACGGCGGTCCCGCCGACTGTCCGCCAGTGGCTCTCCGCTTACCGGATGTGGTTCGTATGACGCCGCAGACGATCATTTCGCGGCTCGACAACGCAATCGCCGGCTACGGCCAGACGGTGACGCTACAGCGGACGTCGGAAGATACCGCGACCGGCGCGATAACCGTTACCGAGAGCATCGATTGTCCGGCCGCGGTCCGGATCTCGGCGCCGCAAGACTTGCTCGGCGACGTCGTGGATATCCGCGTGGTCGTCAGTCCGAGCGGCTTAGGTTCGTTCGGGATCCCGCGCCGGGACGACCGGATTCTTATCAACGGGAACCCGAGCAACATCGAGCAAATCGGCCCGCTCTACTACGGCGGGATGCTGTGTCGCGTAAACATGCTGTGCCGTGGATAAGCGCGAACAGATCCTGGCGCGGCTATTGGAGATATGCGCCGGTATTAGCGGCATTGCCGCGGCGGCGCGCAATGTCCTCGACGTCTCGTCGCTCGTCCGGCCGGCAATGGTCGTGCAGGACGGGAGCGAGGAGCAACTGGACTCGGCGCGGAGCGACAACCGCTCGGGCGCGCAGCGCTTCGAGCTTACGCCGCAAATCTGGCTACTCGTCCGCGGCGCTCCGGCGAACGTCGGGCCGCTTATGAGTCTCTACCGCTCGCGGCTCGTCTACTTGGTCGCGACGGACGCGACGCTGCGCGATCTAACCGGGACGTTCGGCGGCATCCGGTACGACGGCTGCACGGTCAGTGAGCCGACGCCGGAAACCAAAGAGCCGCGCATGGACGTGAATTTCACCCTGATTTACACGCTCGCGATGAGCGATCTGGAGGTGCTGAATGGCCTATAGCGCAACCTCGCCCAATGTGGACAACTATTTCATCGGGAAAGGCGTCGTCAAATTCAAGCCGGATGGCGAGACGGAATATGTCCACCTCGGCAACGCGCCGGAAGTCGAATGGTCGCCGGCCCTGGACATCCTCGACCACTTCTCCTCGATGCAAGGCATCCGCGCCAAGGACCGCAAGGTCGTCAGGGAGAAGAGCGCGACCGTTCGGGTGGTCATGGAGGAATTGACGCCGCAGAACCTTGCGCTGGCCCTGATGGGCGGCCTCACCAGTCCGACCGCGCCGGCCACCGAGCCCTATACGATCGACATCTACTCGCTGACCGAGATCAAGGGCGCGCTGCGCTTCGTCGGCCAGAACGACATCGGCCCGCGCGTCCAGTACGATTGGCCGCTCGTTTCGATCACGCCGACCGGCTCGATCAACCTGATCTCCGACGAATGGGCCTCGATGGAGATCACCGCCGATGTCCTGATCGACGTGACCACGGGCAAGTTCGGCACCGCGACCTGGGGCATCACCGACGAAGTGACGACGCCCTGATGCCCGGACTCCGCGATCTCGCCAAGAAACTGCGGCGCACCGTCAATATAGCCGGTGAGGGCGTGAGCGTGCGCGGCCTGACCGCCGCCGAGATGGCCGAACTATTGGGCGAGTATCCGGAACTCGGCAAGCTTATGCGCGGCGGTTTCGCCGACGTGGACACCGCCGCCCTCCAGCAACAGGCGCCCGATTGCGTCGCCACGATGATCGCGCTCGGCACCTCCAACGGCAAGGCGCCGGAAGCGGACGACATCGAGGCTGCCAAATCCCTGCCCGGCATCGCCACGCTCGATCTGTTGGCGGCGATCGCCGAGCTGACATTGCCGAGGTCGGTCGTCCGCCCTTTCGTCCAGATGGTGGCGGACGGGGAGGCAACGGATTTCGGCGATATTGGCAAGGCCCCGGCTGGGAAATAGCCGAGATGGCGGTGGCGCTGTCGCGCGCCGGCTATGGCTCCCTCGATGACGTGATGGAGTGGACGCCCTACCGGATGTCGCAGGTGATCTTCATCCACGGGAAGCTGATGGAGATCGAGCGGAAGGAACAACTCGCGCTGCACGCCTTCGCCGCCCAGGGCGACCCGAAGCAGCTCCGGAAGACGCTCGAACGGCGCGATGGCGGCTAGTCTGAAATACGAACGGCCAAAGCCGGGCCGCTACGCCAAGGACGTTGAAAAGTGGCAGGAGCCACTGGCCAAGAACCTGACGATGGCGTTTCGCGACGGCGCGAAGCTATTACAGGACCAAGGCCGCGCGGCGATCATCAACGCCGGTCTCGGACCGCGCTTTGCTCGCCAGTTTAAGGCGTTCGGCTTCCCGCGCCGCCAGTTCTCGCTAAACCCCGCTCTCCGCGGCTGGCATGCGCGCGGCTGGAAGGGTAGCCGGATCGGACGCTATGCCAACATCTTCGCGCGCGGAGGGACCATAACCGGCAAGCCGTTGCTCTGGGTGCCGCTCCCGACCGCGCCGCGGCGGATCAAGGGACAGTCTCCGACACCGAAGCTTTACAACGCCGAGATCGGTCCGCTGATAGCGCTGCGCGGGACCCGGCGGCCGATCCTGGCGGGACGAGCGGCGCGTGCCATCCAGGGGCGTCCGGCTACCGTAGCGCAGCTAAAAACCGGCGCTCGCCGGCAGGACGCCGGCCGCAAGACGGCAATCGTGCCGATCTTCGTCGGCGTCCGGTCGGTGAAGATCGCGAAGCGGGTCGATATGGATCCGATCTTTGCGCGGGTCCAGGCCGAGATCCCGAAGCTATTTCACGAGAGGATGAGTAAGGGCTGATGGCGCAGGGTGCGGACTTTCGCAGCCGGATAACGGTTGACGGCGCCGATCAGGCTATTGCCGACTTCCGCAAGTTCGGCGCCGAGGGCGAGAAAGCCTTCAACAATGTCGGTGCGTCCGCTGACAATGCGTCAAAGTCGATCACCGCCTTTGGCCGGGCGATCTCGTCGCTGCAATCGCAGGGCCAGACCCTCGGCGCCAACTTCAAGAACCTTCACGAGCACGCGACCAAGTTCGGCGGCGCGCTGCACAACGTCGCCAACAATGTCATTCCGCGCTTTAAGGAAGTCCTCGGGATCGCCACGGTCGGCGGCGTCGCCGGGTTCTTTGCGCTGTTCGAGGCGACCGCGAAGTGGGGCCACGAGCTGGAGCAGAACGCCAAGCAGCTCGGCCTGACGCCCAACCAGTTCAACACGATCTCGCAGGCCGCCAAGCGCGCCGGCATTGATGTCGATGTGCTGACGACGGCGATGACGCGATTTTCCGTCGCCGTCCAGAAGGCCGGTGAGGAACGCCTGAAGGCCTTCGGCGAGATCGCCAAAGACGTGCTCGGCGCGACGACGGCCATCAACGAGGCCGGCGTGCAGATCCTGCGGGGCGGCCGGTCGGGCGGCGCGGCACCCAACACGTCGCGCATGTTGCAGCTTCCCGACCTCAAGCAGTTCAAGGATCAGGCCGAGGAGATATTCTCCGCCCTTCAGAGCCGGGGCGCTTTTGCGTTCCAGCCGAACCTGACGTTTAGCCGCTGGCTCTCGGGGATTGAAACGACCCTGATGAATGGCGGCGAGGCCGCCGACAAGCTGCGACGCGAGCTGAACCAAGTCGGGGCCAATCTGCCGTCGCGCACCGTCGGCGAGCAGATCGAAAAGGCGATGCCCGGGTTCCGCGATCTCTTTTCGCAACTCAAGATACCGTTGTTCGACAAGGCTACCGGCAGTGCCCGGAATTTCTTGGACGTATTCGGCGACTTCCTCGACAAGTTCAAGACGCTGCCGACCGGCGAGCAGCAGCGGATCGTCCTCGAAAAATTCGGCCGCGGCGCGCTCGAACTCATCCCGATCATGCAGGAGGGCAGCGACAGCCTGGGTGAGTTCGTCAAGCAGGCAAAAGAACTCGGCATCGAGACGACCGCCTTCGACAAGGAAATCTCGGCACTCAGCAAAGCCGACCGCGCGCTTCGTCGAATGGATGCTTCCATCGCCGGTCTGCGGAAGTCGCTCATCGTCCCGTTCGCGGACGTGTTCACGCCCCTGTTCAACGAGTGGTCGAGCATCCTCGATGCCAATAAGACATCCGTTAAAGAATGGGCCACGGGCGTCGCTACGGATGTTCGGGCGGTTGCGCTCGACATCGCCGGCATAATCCGAAGCCTGTTCCGGGGCGAGGACGCAAAGCCGGCAACCGAGTTCGGCCAAATGGTCGTTCTGGCCCTGAACGCCATCCAGATCGCGATCGGCGCGGTACAGGCCGCCTTCACAGGCCTGATGCTGATCATCGAGCCGTTCACCAAGCTGCTCAATCTGGCGTTCGGCACCGATTATACGACCAAGACCTATGCGCTGGCAGCCGCCTTCCTCTACTTCAGCGGCATTCTCCCGGCGGTGGCGACCGGCGTTCGGCTGGTCTGGGCGGCGCTGCAACTGATCTATGCCACGCCAATCGGGTTGGCTATAGCGGCACTCGCGGGCGCCGCGCTGCTGATCTACCAGAATTGGAGCACCATCGGCCCGCTGTTCCAAAGTCTGTGGGATCTGCTGAAGCGGTTTGGCAACTGGCTTGTAGATAGCTGGAACAAGTTTTGGACCGACCCGATCCAGGGCATCAAGGATCAGTGGGGGGCGCTGTTCGATTGGCTCAGCCGAAAGGCCGCCGAGGTTTGGGCGAAGATCAACCCGTTTGCGGGGGAGCGCGGGCCAGCGCCGTCGGCCGAGGCTTTCCCATTGCAGCGGGCCTCTGGTGGCCCGGTGCCGGGCCGAGGCAGCGGCGACATCGTGCCCGCGATGCTGACCCCCGGCGAGTTCGTCATCCGCCGCAGCGTCGTCGATCAGCTCGGGGCCGGGTTCTTCTCGGCGCTCAACGGCGGCATGGGGAGCCTGATCCCGCGCAGCCGGTACGCGACCGGCGGGCTCGTCATGGAAGGTGCCGGGGCCGGCGGCACGCCGGTTCATCTCCATCTCGACGGCCAGCAGTTCAACATGCGGGCCGACCAGAACGTCGCCGAAAGCCTGCTGCGGGCGGCCAGGGCGAAGCAGCTTCTCAGCGCCGGGCGGAAGCCGGGCTGGGCCGGCGGGCGGCGCTATGGCGGATGAGAGCATTCTCGTCATCAGCGGCGAGGGCACCCCGCCGTACTCGATCCGTGGCCTGACCCAATCGCTGGAGCCGATCAGCGCGGCCGCATCGTACAGGCGCACGGTCAACGGCAACCTTCGCGATCTCTCGCTGCCCCAGTTCCAGAAATACAAATCCGTGATCCAGTGCGACGACCAGAACTCGCCGGCCCTCGACGCGGTGCCGATCGGGGCCGTGGTCACCGTCGATTGCGTGGCGGAACTGGCCTACCGGACCATCGGTGGTGCCCCGCAGCGCACCGTGGTCGCGTCCCGCACCATCGCCGAGTGGACCTATTACCGGCCCCGGCTGGTCATGATGGTTACGAGCAAGCAACAGGAAACCGATGAATATGGAGCCGCCGTGTCGTGGTCGCTCGAACTTGAGGAGGTATAGGCATGGCGTTGCAGCTCAGCACGTCCGTGCGCAACGCGCGCCTGGACGCCATCGAAACGGTCATCGGCGCAAGTGCTGTCCTGAAGATCAGGACCGGCGCGGCGCCGGCCAATTGTGGCGCGGCCGATACCGGGAGCGTGTTGGCGACGCTCAACCTACCGAGCGACTACATGGCCGCAGCAGCGAGCGGATCAAAGGCCAAGAGCGGCACCTGGGAAGACACCTCGGCAGACGGCACCGGGACCGCCGGTCACTTCCGCCTGTACGCCTCGGATGGGACCACCTGTCATATGCAAGGCACCGTCACCGCGACCGGCGGCGGCGGGGATTTGACCGTCGATAACACCAGCTTCTCGACCGGGCAGTCATTCACGGTCACTGGCTGGACTCTTACCGATGGGAACGGCTAGTCAACGCTGACCGGCGACAATGGCCGAAACCTGGAGTCCCACCGACAAATCGACCCCCGGCATAACGCTCAGTGCCGGCAATCTGACGGCGACCAGCACCGATTTTAACGTCGGCGTGCGTGCCACAGCCGGGTTTAGCACCGGCAAATATTACCACGAAATCCTGATGTCTAACGGCGGCGGCGGCACCGCCGTTGCTTGCGGCCTCGCGCCGGCCAGCGCTCCGCTTAACAACCTTGGCGCTGGTGCCGTCGTTGCTTCGTCAAATACCATCTTTCTTAGCGGCAGCTCGGTCGGCACCTTGCCGGGCATGGTCAACGGCTGCATCGTCGGCATCGCCGTCGATCTCGGCGCCCGTCTCGTCTGGTTCCGCATCGCGCCATCGGGCAACTGGAACAATAGCGGCACCGCCGACCCGGCGACCGGGACCGGCGGCGTCAATATATCGAGCCTTAGCGGCGCGCTATATCCGATCTTCCAAGTCGCGTTCGGGCTCAGCTACGCCGCGACGGCGAATTTCGGCGCGTCAGCTTTTTCGGGAACGACCCCGGCCGGCTTTACTAGCGGCTGGGGTGCCGCTCCCACCCCTGTCACAGGCACGCTATCGGCAACCCTCGGCGCGGTGACGCTGGCCGGGACCGGCGTTATTCCGGACAGCGGGGCGCTGGCCCCGGCGGCCTTTGCCCCGGTGACGCTGGCGGCAACCGGCAAGGTCGGCACGGGCGGCGTTCTCAATCAGACGCTCGCGACCCTGCTGCTGAACCCGCCGGCATCCGGTGCCGAGCATTTCGGCCAGCTTACGCGCACGCTGGCGGCGCTGACGCTATCGGTCGGGGCCGGCACCGGACTTACCGCAGCGCTCGACCGGACGCTGGCGGCGCTGGCGCTGAGCGGAGCGGGCGCCGTCTCGAAGAAGGGCGCGCTTACTCGGACGCTCGCCGGATTGTCGCTGACCGCGACCGGCGCGCTAGCTAATCGTGGCGTTCTCGGCGGGACGCTCGGACCGGCGCGGATGCTAGCGCTCGGCGGCTTGTCATCGGTGGCACCGGGGACTCCTGGCGTCGTCTCGCAACAGACGTTCTTTTTCGCCTGGGCCGATGAGGCATCCGAGTTCGACGGCAGCATGTTGCGCGAGGACGAACAGGTCTTCGGCTTCGAGTTGACGCATGAGGAAGGCGACTTTGCAACGCTGCGGCTGGATCTTAAAAACCCGCGCGTTGGCCTACTCGCAGCCGGCCGCAATGTCTGGTGTTGGTTCAGTTGGCGCGATCCGGCGAGCGGCTTGATCGAGCCGTTGATCCACGGCAGGTTGATCGGTATTCCCGAGAACATTCAGGACGAAGTGGTTAGGCTCCAATTCGTCGCGCGACCGTCGAACTATATCGCGTGGAAGCAGATCGTCGCCGAAGGCTTGAAGGTCAGGCCGTTTTGGGATCCCGTATGGATTAGCGAAGGGCAAGACGATCCGGATACGGTCCTCGAAGCGCGGCCGGCCAGTTGGCATATCGATCGGGTTAGCCTTGATGTAACCGCTTCGGATACGATTATCGGTGAAGACGGGACGCTACCGATAACCGAGGACGACCATTTTTACGATGGCTTAAAAGTCAGTTACGGTGACACGCCGCTAAAGAGCGTTAGCGTTACGGGAACGGTAACGTGGACCCAGCAGGGTTCCGATATCGTGGATCTAACCCCGCGGCTTTGGGACCAGTTCCGCTACGCCGGCTCGCCCTACGAATACCCGATGGTCAGTAGTTTTACCGGCGACGGTCTATATAGCGACTGGCCTAAGCCCGGCTCCGGTATCGGTGGCGGTTGGAGCATGGACGCGACCAGCGGCGTCGCGGTGGCGGTCTGGCAGACCGCATGGATGAAAAGCATCGTTTATGTTTCGCCGGTTCTCTCTACCGCCCAGGAAGTCATAACACCCGGCCAATATACCTATTCGGGATCGGGGGCTACCGGCGGTTATGGCATCTTTTGGAAGCCTGCTGTCACGCGGGATCGGGAATACGTCAGCGCGCATGAGACGATTGCTACCGTCTTTCCGTTGCTGCCAATCGCCAGCAACTTTTTCGTTCGCTGGGAAGCGAGCCGCCCACGAACCGAAATCGTCAGGTTTACGCTGGCCGCCGACACTCAGGATCTTCTTGTTGATCCCGGCGACGACGAGACGGACAAGCTCGATCTCTCGTCCGATTTCGTAGGCCAAGGCGTTGATCCCGGCGGCGCGCTGCCGATCGGTGATCTGCGGAGAAATAGTTACTTCAATACCGATAGAGGGAGCGCGAGCGTCGAATACCTAATCATGCTGGCACGCGCCAAGATCCTGTCGCGCGCTCGCGCCGTCAATTTAAGCGTCGAGACGCCGTTCGCTTTCGCCACCGGCTTATCCTGCCGCATGAATGCTACGGTATTCGATCCGCGGCTACCCGGCGGGGAAGCAACCGGCAAGGTGACAAAGTATGCGCTGACGATGAACGGCGACAGCGGGGAGGCAAAGGCCGAGGTTACGATCGGCTGTACGGTCGGCCGCGGCAACAGCGTAACGCCCGATCCCGGGGAGCCGACTTATAGCGACGATTATAACACCGGCTACGAAGCGATGGACGGCGCGACGTTCGATGCCGGAACGGGCGATATTCTTTATGAGAGTTTCGACGGGATAGCGGTGGTCGATGATGACGACCTCGATCTATTCCGCATGACGCCCGATCGCGTGGTGAAGTCGCTTACCGTCACCAATGGTCCGGACTTTCAACAGAATACGCTCGATAGTTTCTATCGTAATTATACGCCTCCCGGTATCGAGCAAAAGCCGCCCGAGATGGGCGTCCCGGTCGGAACGTATGTCGCGCCCGAGACACCGACCGAAATGCTCAGTAAAATGCCGACGACGGTAACGCTCGACCTAGTTCCGATTAGCAAGCAGTCATTTCAAACGGAATGGGATCCAGCCGTAAGCGCCCTCATGGTCCCAAAAACAATTGACTTAGAAGCGCCGTATGTTTGAGCAATTAGTCCGGCCGTTTACCGCTCGGGCGATCATTACGACCCGGCGGGTTGTCCCGGTCAAAATCGATGATACGCCGGAGGATGCGGCGATCACCTGGGGCAGCACCGGCAAGCTTCCACAAGGCGCGGTACAGCCCAAATCGACGAATTTAGAAAATATCGAAAGCGTCGGTTTCAATATCAGAGGCTCAATCGACAAGTTCCACCAAACGAGCCGCGAAAGCGAGCAAGTCGCCGTACCGATTAGGGACAACGGCGGCAACCAAATCGGCACTGCTACAATCGACCGCGCGAAGGAGATTGTTTACGCCGGCAGAAATTCAAAGGGGGAGCCATATCTTCCAAACTTCGGCTATAACCAGAACTATTCGACCGACGGCTCCGGTGGGAAATATACCGCGTACATGCCCGATTTTACTGGTGTTGCGGCGGCGTCGGATCCGCCGGCCGGCCTGCGTAAGGAAGTCCCAAGCGCCAACGTCTCGCAGCGCACCGACACCTACAGCTTTCCGTAGCCGTGGCGCTCAATATCGATTACGTCGAAGACCCGATCGATCACTTGGTCGCGATCACAATCGACATACAGGCCGCAGCCGTCGTGATTATGCACCAGCAAACATTGATTGATAGCCCGCAATACATCGGAATACCGGCGCCGCCGTCATCCGACCTTTTGCAAACGTGGCGATTGAATGCCGAGAATACGCAACGCGAGATTTGGAGTCAGAGCTACGCCTTTGTTAAATCAAACCCGACCGACACCGGCACGCCTATCTTCCTGGCGGGCGGGCAAAAGGAATTCCTGGGTGAAATTTACCGATCAACCGATGGGGTGAATTGGACTATCGTTCATAGCTCGACCTTGTTCTTCGGGCCGGATAGCGAGCAGGCAGGCGCCAGCCGCGGAGTAGAACGGCTATTGTGGCACGCTACAGATCACAAGTTCTATGCGTTGTTCCGTGGCGGCTCAACGTCGTTGGGGCCGGACAATCCTACGCCGCACGGCGGCATCGTCTGGAAGATTCTCGGCTCAACGGATGGTACAAGCTGGGAAGAAGAGAGTGGACCTTATACGGATGACGTGTCAGCGGATACCGCTTTTAAGGCACTCTGCTTTAGTAGTGGGAAGCCAGAGAATAGCCGGCTCGGCGAGCCGGATGGCATTAACGGCTACGACCCCGGCAAAAAACTGCTGATAATGGGATTTGACGATCACATCGTAATTGAGCGGGACGGGATACCAGAGGACGGTGGCGACGGTTTGCCATCATCCGGTGTTTCGTGGATCTCATTTGCCGGCGGCATTTGGAACGCACTTAGCTGGCGCTGGCAAGAAGTGGCAGACCCAATAAACGCGCCCACGGAGATTTACGCGTCCAGCGACGACGGGCAAACGTGGCAACAGCAGTTTGCGACGACCGGCGGTTCTGTCGCCGGGCTGTCGGCTGGCGCGCTTTCCGAGATTACGGGGGAGCCGACATGACGGTGGTATACCGCACGACCGGCCCGTGGGGCGCGGGCGTTGGTCGAAATCTTACGGCGGCCGAAGTGGATGGGAATTTCTACGACCAGCAGATCCATCTGGCGAACCTCGAGGACAGTCGGCCGCAACCCGACGATATGGTTGCGGTGAGTCAGAACGGGACGCAGATTACATTTCACCTAGAGAGCGGCGCGACGCTCGGGCCGGTTGATATGCCGGTGTTGTACTGGCGTTGGCGCGACGAATGGGAGCCCTTCACCATCTATGCGGCTTTGGATACGTTTTCGGTCACCGGCACAGGTTTGTTCCTGACGCTGCTCGACCACACGTCGGGCGCGGAGTTCGATCCCGCATTGACGACCGGCGATCCGCCGGCTGCGGTTTACGAGCAACTGATCGGCGTCGGGACCGGCGCCAGATTAGGCGAGCTAAACGATGTTGATGTGGCGGGCGCGGCTGCGGATGCGCTGCTGGTTGCCGTCGCGGGATCACCGGTTACCTGGGAGGATCGGACGCCGGCCCAGGTCACGACGATGCTCACCGCGTTCGCTGGCGATAGCGGGACCGGTGGCACGAAGGGGTTGGTCCCGGCGCCGGCCGCGGGCAATGCCACCGAGCGCCGCGTACTCGGCGCGTCCGGCAATTGGGAGTACCCGCGAACGCCCGGCTATATTGTCGCCAATCTCCCGGCCGCCGGACAGGCTGGCCGGCGCGCCTACGTCACGGACGCGACCGCGGTCACGTTCGCTTCGGTCGTAGCCGGCGGCGGCTCGAATTGCGTCCCGGTCATGGATACCGGATCAAGCTGGATTATCGGATGAGCGAGCCGGCGGGGCCGACAGTCGTTGTTCAACAGAACGGCACGACCACCGGCCGGCTCATCGACGCGAGCAAAAACATACTGGCCGCGGTGCCGCCATCCTTTCTCGGACTCCTGCTGATCAACCTCCTGTTCCTCGCGGCCGTTCTCTTTTTTCTGGATCGGCAAGTTGACGCCCGAATGGGCTTGGTGACGAAGATCATCGATGCCTGCGTGGTGAAGGTAGCGCCGCATTAGAGATCCCGGCTTGCACACCGCCGGGATGGCGTCGCCGGTTGGATCCCCCGCCGACACCGGCCCCGGCCGGCGGCGCCTTAGAAGCCGCTAGGAGCGGCGTAGGACACAGGAAAGGCGTCGCCAGCTAGTTCGTAGCCGGGACGCCTTTCGTCGTTGTAGAGCGATCTAAGGCGCTATTGGCGGGCGCCTCCTACCGGGACCGTAACCGTCGAGCCGGCCGGGAGATCGGCTAGGCTCCCGCCCTTCGGCAGCTCGTGCGCCTCCGACCAGATTTCCGGCGGATGATGGCCGCGGAGAACGCGGACCGTCCGCGGTCCGGCGACGTCGACGACGCGGTTCAATATCACGTTGCCGTTCTCGTCGAGCGCGTAGAGCGCGGTCTTGCCGGCGACCTTGCCGAAGACATAGACGAGATTGCGGCCGGTTACGCCCTCGATCGGGATCTGAACGGAAGCGGTCTCCGGATTGGCTACAAAGACGTTGCCGAGCGGCGCCGTCGATTGGATCAGCGTGCCGGATCCGACCGGGATAACGATCGGCGGTCCGCTCGGACGGATCTCGTCGGCGAGCGCCGGGACCGCGAGCGCGACGGCGAGCGCGGTGACTGCTAAAATACGGTAAGCCATGATCGAACTACCCTTCGGTTGTGGTCAGGCGCCCGAGCGGTTTTTGCGAGAACCGCTCGGCGCCGACTTACAACTAGCCGGGAGCCGCGGCCGACGCTTGATAGCGCCGGCCATTTTTTTGATATCAGCAGAGTTCGAATAGCGTCGCGCGGAATTGCTCGGCGTCTAGAAGCTCGACGATCCACGCCGCCCACGCCGGAACCTCCCGGCCGCCCTTGCACCAGCGGTTGACCGCTTCCGGCGTTACGCCGGCCTTCGCCGCGAATTGATATTGCTTCATGCCGAGCCGTTTGAGCGCCGCGGCGAATTCGTCGGAGGTCATGATCGCGGGAGAATATCGAGCCGGAAAAATTTGATCCACGGTTTAGCAAGCCCGCCGTAAGCCGTTGATAGCGTTTAGGCGCCGGAATGCCCGAATTTTTGCTTAACCGCGTTGAAAACACTCATAAAAGCTAATCCCAGGTGGACTTGCGGCCCGTAAATAAGTCGTTGGCAAACCTGGTACGATTCCGGCTTTTGCTAAACCCTCGCGGGCCGGTTTAGCAAACCCCGTTCCCGCTTTGGTGCCGATTCGGTCCGTCCGTCGCTTCCGGTAGGTGCCGGTCGATCGCGTCTCGGATGATCCGGCGACGGTCGAGCATGCTGCCAGCCCGCGAGAGTAAGACGAGCCGCCGAACGAGGACGAGGTTCGCTACGACGACCGCGGCGTTGATCGCGATCAATAGGAGATTCGCGGCTAGGATTACCGGAGACGGGTTCGCCCATAGAGCAATGGCACTAGCCGCAAGGCCGGTAAAGCCGGCGCCGAGAGCCAGATAGCCGAGCGCGATCCAGGTCAGCATGGCTTCACGCTTTAGCCTCCGCTTCGTCGGCCGGCCATGTCATGCCGCCATATTGATCGCGTCCCGGCCGCGGACGGCGCCGAGCCGGCGGTTGCGCTTCGCCGCGTAGAAGCGGACTAGTTTCATATCCTGATGGCCGGTCATGCCGGCAACATCGTTTTCGCTAACGCCGCGATCGATCATCCGGCGGACGAACGATTTCCGGAGACCATGCGCCACGCAATGATCCGGCAAGCCGGCCGCGTGGATCCATTTAGCGAAGCACTCGCTGAGATATCGAGCCGTAAACGAGCCGCCTTGATCGGCGACTAGCCATCGATCCCGGCCGACGACCGTCGTTGCCGCGATCGTCGCTTGAAGCTCGTTCGACAACGGGACGAAACAACGCGCCTTCTCGCCATGCTTCGCCGTCTTCCGCGGAATGAAGCTCAATAGCGGATCACCGTTGTCGTCCGTCTCGATCCATGCGGGGCCCGCGAGCGCCATGTCCGAGACGCGCATCCCGGTCTCCAAGAGACCGTCAAGCGCCAGCCGAGCCAGCGAGCCTTTCTTGTGGAAGCGCTTATATCGCGCGATCTCGATCTCTAACCAATCGGCGTGACCGTCCGGATTGTCACCCTTCGGCCGCTCGATATCGCGGATCGGATTCGCGGTCGCGAGCTTTTTGCGGATCGCCATCTGATAGAGGCGAGACCATACGTTGCGGAGGTTCTTCGCGGTCCCGTATCCGCCGTATGGAATGCCGCTTGCCTTTTTCGATTCCGGCGTGTCGTTGTTTTTGATTAGCTCGATAAACGTCGCGATCGCGTCCGGATCGGTCTCGGCGACGAGAACGCCACCGAACTTCATTACCTCGCGAATGATTTTGATCGAGCGGAGGTTTGCGGTCTTGTCGGTAATGACCTTGAAGACGTCGCTCGCGAGATATGCCTCGATGACGAAGTCCCATGTCCCATCGCGCGTCCGCTCGATCGGCGTCCGATCCGTAACCGGCGCGACCGGCTGACCGGCTATCAGCGCTTTCCATGCGGCGTAGATCGCCGAGCCGGGAGTTTGATGGCCGCGGCCGAACGGGACCGGCTTCGCGCCGTTTCCGGGACGGAAATAATTGAACGGCGCGCCGCCGTGTCGGTCCGGAACCTGGAAGGTCTGCGGCAGGAATTTACGTTCGCCCCTTCTGGGCCTTTTGGAGCTTGTCGATAACATGGCGTAGATGTTCTTTCGCTTTCGCGGTTTCGGGATCGTCCTGCTGCGCGGCTTTGGGATCGTTGTTCTCGTCCCCGGCGATGATCGTTACGCCGTCTTGCCGCACCTCAATTCGAGCGACTTTCAGCCCGCCGGCCCGAGCCGCTTTCAAAGCGGCGGTTACGTCTCGTTGCCGGAAGGTCGATCGAGCGCGCGCCATTGTATATTGATTGACGATCAAGTTTCCAGGGCTAGGCGGCTTGCTCGTTCGCGCCGGAAATCGGCCGCGTAACGCCGGCTTCGATCCAGTAGCTCGTCCCGCGGCCGGTCGGCCGGAGATCCGGACATTGCTCGGGCCGCGCGAGCGTCATGCAGACGAGCGCCGGCAATAGCGCGCGGTCGAGCAGGCCGATCAAGCCGGCGCGGCTCGGCGCGTCGAGAATGTCGGCGCCGTCCATCACCAATATTTGCGAGCCGTCAAAGGTCGCGATAGCCGTCGCGAGTAGCGCGCGGACGCGCCATTGCTCGGACGCTGACAAGAGACCGAACGGCCGGCCTTCGAGCGCGATGCTCATATCCCGGTCGACCGAGACGACCGGCCAGTGCGCGGCGCCGGCCATATTGCGAAGCTCGTCGTTGAATGCGTCGAGCTTCTGATCGAGCTTTTTCCCGCGGAGACCGTCGCCGGCCAGTAGCGCAACCACCGCTTCGAGCGCCGCGATCTGATCGTGTAGCTTATCCGCCTCGCGCTTCCGGCGCGCATTAGCGAGCCGCTGTTGCACCTGGTTCAGTTCCGCGCGCGCGCTATCGACGTCGAGCGGCCGATCCGTATCGCCGGCAACGCGACCGGCCGCGCGAATATCGTCGAGCCGCTTTTGCGCTTCGTCCGAGCGTTGGAGCGCGGCCTGTGCGCTAGCAAGCTGCTGGCGCAATGCCGCCACCTGATCGCTCGCGTAGGCGATATCGCCGTCCGCGTCCGCGATGGCGATCCGGCGCTTCTTTATTTCGCTGTCGGTTAGCGCCGCATTGCGCGGCTTTTCGAACCGGGTCTCGGCGGCGCTGACGCGCACGGCAATGATCGGCTCGCCGCAATGCGGACAAGGGAAGCCGCGTTCCTCTTCGACCGGAGGGAGCGCTTGCCGCTTTTCCATAGCAACTCGCCGGTCCTCGGCCCCGCGCTCGATCTGACGCTCGATATGCCCGATCGCTTCGAGGTGTTCACCGCGCGCGGCTACTTCGTCGGTTAGCCGGCTCCGTTCGTCGGCCGTGACAGCCTGTGCCGCCACCGCTCGCTCGTATGCCTCTTTCGCTCTGGTAACGACCGCTTCGAGTTCGGCGTCCGACTCCGCGGCCTCGAAGTCCGGCCGCCAGGACGCGCCGACGCGCGCGCCGTACACCGCGCCGGTTATTTGCCGCCACATGCCTTTGAGCTGCGCGCCGCGGTCCCGGTAGCTTTCATGCGTCGGGTCCCAGCCGTCGCGCTCGATATCTTCCCATAGCGCCGCGGCGAGAGCGTCGTCCTGTAGCGCGGCCTCGAGGTCGGCCTTCATCGGGTCGGCCTTCATTACGGTGGCGAGAACGCGGGCGCGGTCGCGCGGCTGTAGGTGAACGATCGTCGCCAAGCCGGTTGCGTATTCGCTCGCCCACGGCGGCTCGGCGCCGTCGCTGTCGATCCGGCCGCTCGGCCACTGGCCGCGCAGCTCGCCGGTCTCGGCTTTGACCGATACCTCGGCCGTCATATTCCGCGCGCCGACGCGAACCAAGGCGGCGCCGGCGGCCCGCTCGACCGGCCGCATCCGCGCGGAGAGAACAGCGCCGACAGCTTGCGCCAGCGACGACTTGCCGGCGCGGTTCAATCCGGCGACGAGCGCGATCGACGCGCACTCGATCTCGGCGCGGACGACGCCGCGGAAGTCCGTGACTTTGATCTTCATCGTTAGACGTCGAACTGTAGCGGCGGCCGAGCCGGCGGCGCCGGACGCTCGTCCTGATCGCCGTAGAACGTCTCTCCGCGCGTAGGAGCGGGGTCTTTCTCCGCGGCTACGTCGGGAGCCACCGGAGCCGTTGCGGTCTTAGGCGGCCTTCCGCGGCGCCGCGGCGGCGGGTCTGCGGCATCGGTAGGCTCGCCGGCCGGCGTCTCGACGAGATCGGTGCCGATCGGTTCGAACCAATCCTCGACGTTCGACATACCGTCGCGTAGCGAATTATAGACGGACTTTAGCGATACGATCTGCGCCGGCCGGATCGCTTCGAGCCGCCGCTGGATCCGCGTTTCGATCTGACCGGGCGTAACGCCGAATTCCGCGAAGGCCTCGACGAGCCGCCTAATCCCTTCCGGACTCGTATCGGCTCGCGCGTGTAGCGTCCGTTCGCATTGTTCTAGCGCGGCTTCGGCGACGTCGCCGGGAATGACCGTCAGCAACACCGCACGCTTCCGTCGCTGGCCGAAATTGGCGATCAGCTCGTAAATGTCGCGCTCGTCCGTAAGCTGATAGCCGCCGCGTTTGGTATCGCGCCAGTGGCGGACCTGGAACTGCCGCTCGTCATAAAAGCCGGTTTCGAGATCCCACGCATAGGCGACGCACTCGCTAAATTCACCGTGCCGCGCAATCTCTTTGATGCCGCTTGCCAGATTGCCCCACGACTGCGCGATAGCTTCGGCGAGCCGTATCGATGGGCCTCGAATGTCGGAGCCTCCGCGAGCGAATTGATAGGCGGCGCGCTCCGCTAATGTCGGCCGGGTGCAGGCGTTCAATATCTTCTCCATCGCGCGGATCGGATCCCGCGGATTAGCCCGCGCGATAATCATTCGAGCTTGAACCTCGGCGATCGCGCGCTGCTGCTCAACGGCGACGAGGCCGCTTCCAGCGTTGACGGAAACCTCGCCGGCCGAGAACGGGTTTAGGCTGTTTCCGCTCCGCGGCTCCGCCAGCGGCGGCCGGTCTAGTTGCTGTGTCACTGCCATTTCATCTCCATTCCATCCACTCGACGTTGACGCCGATCTCGCTCGCTTCCGCTTCGATCCACTGCCGCGCTTCATCCCGGCTCGGGAATTGCCGCGTCGCCGCTTCTCGCTGGCCTAACGTGTCGGCGCTGACAAATGACGCTAGGTATTTGCCGTGATATTCATCAACCCAAGCCATCAATCGCATCTTCAACCCCTTCCATTTTTTTTACACCAACGACAACATAACCGCGGCGACGATTGACCATGCCGCGACCGCCAGAAATAGAATGACGAACGCCGCGAGCCGCGGGGTCAGTTTGGTAACACAAGCCGCGCACTGGCAGCGCGGGCTATGCTCCGGCCGGTAAAGGTCGAGCCAGCGAATGTTATTGATCGGTTCCATTCCTCCCTTCCTTTTCGTGCCACTCGTTGCAAAAGCTTCGATCGCCGCGCTGTCCGTACGCGGGGCAATATTTCGCCGCGCAAAGACTGCTCGACGGATTCGCGGTGAAGCTCCATACGTCGCCGGGCCGGACGCCGTTCGCCGGATCGCCTTCGCGGAAAGTCCGGATCCCGGCCGCAATCCGCTTGATGATCGAGACCGCTGCCGTCTCGGCATATTGAAGCTCGACCGCTTGTGTCGTCGGCCGCGGCTGCGCCTTGGTCGTCGAGACGCGCTGAACGAAGTCGATATGACCTTGCTCGATCGAGAGACCGTGCGAGCGGTTGAGTAGGCTATAGCCGCCGATCTGCGGCGCTACCGAAGCCGGCGGACGCGCGCCGGTCTTCAAGTCGCGGACCGCGTTCGGCTCGTATGCCACGACGTCCGGTTGGCCGGATAGGATTAGGCCGGGCGCGATCTCGGCCTCGAGGCGAATTTCGACACGGACCGGCTGGACGAGAGGCGCGATCGTCTGGTGGTAGGCCGTCGCCATCTTTACTACCTGTTGCTCGGCATCGCGCGCGTTATGCGTATGGCCGCGCGGACCTTCGAACGCGATCTCGCCTTGCCGAAGCGTTTCGTGAAGCAGCTCGACCGCGGCATCGGTCGAGACGGTAGCCGGCGGGAGCGTCCCGCTCGTCGCTTTCTCGCCGAGTTCGGCGGCGGCGCCGGCATGGACGGACGAGCCGATCGCGGCGGCTATGCCGCGCGGTGTCGACCGGAGCCGGAAGCCAGCCGCCTGGATCTCGCGCCGGAACAACCGGGCCGCGCTCCGGCGCTCGCAATCGGTCCAGCCGGCGAGCGAGGAGACGCGAAGGATCGTTTCGTTATCCAACGCTTGATTCCTACGCCAAAAATTCGCTTGCTTGCCTTGGCGATCCGGCGATAGCGTCTGCTCCGGCCTTGAACAGCCCTGCAAGTAAGACCCTGCGTCGGGTCGCCGCTGCCATACAACACCCTCGGGGAAAACAGCGGGTCGGCTTGCAGCCGAGTTCAACGGCCCGGCACCCAGTGGCATCGTTCATTTGCGCGGCCTCCGCGGCCGATATCGTAGGTGAAGCTCGTCGGCTTCCGGCGGATCCGGCGGCGGGACTTTCTGGCCGGCCGGCGTCGTCGCGTCGGCGAGCGCGCGGACAAGCTCCGGCAAGCTCGGATCGATTAGAGCAAGTTCGATGCTAATGGCAGGACTATCGGGATCAACCCAGCGTGTAGCCTTACCCGCAACGAGTTCGCGGAAGTGACGCCGATCGAGAAGCACGCGCACGGCGCGCCGGTCCACCACAGTCATCGTCCGGCTTTCTTTGCCGGCCTCGTTCGAGTGCTAGCGTTCTCGAATGGATCCACATAAACCGGGCCGTAGACGTAATCCCAATCACCGCCGAAATTGGCGGCTGCCCGTCTTACCTGCGGCGCTATCAAGGCCGGCGGAATATCGGCGAAATCGTTGGGCGTCACTCGATAGCCGGTCTTCTCCATGATGATGATCATGAACTTCCAGCTAGGCCGTTGGGTGCCGGCAATCCATCGCGAGACAATCGAACTAGAGGCACCGATCCAGCGAGCGAACTGGGACTCATTCATCTGAGTCTCTTCCAGATAAGCTTTTAGCCTCATCAACCCCTCCTGTTCACGTTCGGGGATTTTTTTGAGCTTAGTACCCTCCCGCGTAGTTCGGTCGAAGGGAAGCGTGATGGCCGAATCGGGGGGTGTCAACGTCGATAAGGCATTGGTCGGCCGGATGTTCATGGCGTGAACAGGCTAAATTTGACGAAAATGTGACGTAGCAATGACTTCGGAAGATACCTGTGCACACTGTGAAAAATTCGAATTTTACGGAACGTAAGTTATCCCCATACGAGGCGCATTCCGGCAAATTGTTCACGCCGTGAAAGTTTCGGCCGTAAGTATCGGTGAGCATTGAAGTGTTCACGGCGTGAATAACGCCGACGCAAATCTGCCATTGACGAAGTGAAAGGCGGGTTTAAGCTAGCCCGTGTCTTTCCCGCGTTTCGAAAAATAAGAGGGGGTGATGCCGGGGGATTGCGGACAACTAGCTATCCTGTGCGAGCGATGAGCCAAGCGCCGGTTATGCCGGTCTTTACCGATGCGCTGCTCGGTGACACGCTCCATTTATCCACAGAGGAGTTCGGCGCCTATTGCCTCCTGCTCCTGGCAACGTGGCGGAACAATGGCCGCGCATTGCCTGACAACGACACCATGCTTCGGCGTATCTGCCGCGCGTCGCCAACCCGGTGGCGCAATCTCCGGCCGGTACTTATCCCGTTCTTCTCCATAGGTGACGGTTACTGGCATCAAAAGCGGCTCGAAAATGAGTGGGTGAGGGTACAAAAAAAGATAACCAAGAATCGTGAAAACGGCGCGCTCGGTGGCCGATCTAAGGCGCTGAATAGTCGCGGGAATGGCGCATTAAATGGTAGCGCTTCGCTAGAGCGAAGTCCCAAGCGAAAGGCAAGCAATCCAGATAGAGGCACCGTAGGTGCCCCTTTGAACCATGTCGATTACTCTCAAAAAGAGATTGGTGACGATCCTAGTGGGTCGCTTCGCTCCCCTGCGCCTTCGGCGCCTTTAGCGGAGGTGAAGAAGGCGCAGCTCGTCCAGAAGCTCATGCGGTACGCACACGCCACAATGAACGAACGCCAGCGTCAATCAGCGATCGCCGGCCTCACCGGGTTGGATGCGGAACACTCCGCGCAATGGTGGCTCGACAATCTCGACCAAAAAATGCGCGCGCAACGATGGGAGGGGTAAGCGTGCAAGTGTTCGAAATTAAGTTCCTGGGCGTAACCTTTCTCGGCGTCAAAACCGGCACCGGTATTGTCGTCCCGATAAAGCCTGTATGCGATGTGTTTGGGATCGATCGAGACGGCCAGCAACGCCGTATACACCGCGATCCCGTACTTGACCAAGGTAGCGTTATTATGACGCTACCTTCACCAGGCGGTCCGCAACAAATGCTTTGCCTGTCACTCGATGTGTTTCACTTGTGGGCAGCTACCCTAGTCCCATCACGTGTCCAAAATAAAGAGACGCATCCTCTTTTAAATGACTTCCGGAAGCAGGCCGGCTACGCGCTCCGCGACTACTTTGTGCATGGTTTCGCGGTCAATCCGGACTTCACTGCCACCTTGTTGCAGGCGGACCTATTCGGCGACGAGACCGCGCTACCGATTGGCGATGGTGTAACGGCGGCGCCGCCGGATAATCGGCCGGCGACGAAGGCCGATATTGACCGTCTCCATAGCCTACTCGCGGACCTGGGCGGGCAAAAGCTCGACGGGATTAGAGCGGCATTCCTACTGCTGCGCCAAACGCTCGATGCGGCGGCGGTCCGAGACGAACAAATTCTGCGTGCTTTCGACGCCATAGCTTCGAAACTCGATGAGATGGGCCAGTACGTTTATCGGCTAGTCCGGCCGATGTTGGTTAGTCCGCGCCCTCCGGTTAACGGTCCGCCGAACCCACCAAAACACTGAGGCGAAGAATGACGATCGCCGTGGAACAGGAATGTCTCGAAAAGGTGACGCTCTACTGGCGAAGCCGCGGCTACGACGTCGGCGCGCGGATCGGCTACACGACGAGCAACGGACTACAGTGCATTGCGGTCCGGTCGAACTTGGTGAACGGACTGCCGCGCAACGTCGAGCGCACAATCCCATTGCTCGATGTCGCAGTACCGGCGCGGCTTAATGGAGGGGGCGCGAATGGCTGATGGTGACAACGACGGCGGCATGATCGAGCGGGAAGCGCTGCGGCAGTACGTGGCGCGGGTCTCCGATCTTCACGACAACCGCGATGAGATTAGCGGATTGATCCGCGAGGTGTATGCCGAAGCGAAGGATGCCGGCTTCGACACGACCCTGTTGCGAGAGATCGTGAAGGAACATCGAACCGATGCGGAAGCGCGCTCGGCTCGCTATGCCAAGCTCGACGCTTACCGGCGCGCCCTCGGCATGCTCGCGGATACGCCGCTCGGCGAGGCGGCTATGGAACGGCCGAGACCGTTCGCCGAGCAACCGATCGGCGAGCCGAGACGCCGCGGCCGGCCGCGCAAGACGGACCGGATCGCCGACGCCATGAAGGCCGCACAGGACGCGATCGATATGTCCTGGCAGGATCGCGCGGACCTACGGTGAGCGATGCCGCCGTTCCGCTTGTCCGCACCGGAGCCGCTAGAGCGGGATATTCACGAAGCTTGCGCGGCGGCGCTCGATACGATGTTGCTGCCACCGGCCTTCTGGTTCAGCTATCCGGCCGGCGCGAGTATTCTGTCACCGCAACAAGCGGCGCGGCATATCCGGATCGGATTGAAGCGCGGACTACCGGACCTGTGGATCCTCTACCGCGGCGTCTGGCTGATCGAATTGAAGCGGCCGGGTGGGCGATTGTCCGAGACCCGTACCGTCCGCACCAAGCGTGGCGCGCCGCGTATTCTCGCCGGCCAGACCGAGATATTTCCGAAGCTATGCGAGACCGGCGCGGTCCGCGGCATCGCCGTCTGTCACTCGGTCGATGAAGTTCTCAACCAGATCGAGCAATGGGAGATCCCATGTCGTAGGAGGGTCAAGCAATGCTGACACTAATCCTGCTCGCCTTCGCGTTCGTCTTCGCGATCGTCGCCACCTTCACCGATACCTTGCCGGCCGGCCCGTTCCATGTCCGGTTCGGCTGGCTCGCGCTCGCGTTCCTGATCGCATCGATGCTGTTCGGCCGAGTAGTGTAGCAATGACCGGCCACAACGCGGCCTGCTGGCTCGAAGTGAAGTGGCGGCCGAAAATGGGCGGCCGGCTACCGGGCGGATGTTACGTCCGCTATACCCCCGCCGGATGGTTCGTTGTCCGAACCTGCCCGTGTCACAAAGATTTGCCGGTGACACTCCCGCTCGATAGCGAGGAACGAGCCGCTGGCGCTATGGCGGCCATGCTCGAAGCGTCGCGGAGGCTCGGGACATGACTTCGGAATGGGCGAGGGCCTATGAGGCCGCGATCCGCGACGCGAAGGTTATCTTCGCCTCCCGCCGGATCGACACGGCCGCGACGGACCAAGCATTCGCGGACATGCTGGATGATGCGACCGTCATCGACCATGCGCTACTAAACGACCGGCAGCGCCGGGAATTGCGGGTGAAGCGCGAGGTTCAGTTGGAGCTATTGCCATGATGTACGTCTCGGAGAGCCATTGCGCGCGGCTACACGGCAGCTCGATCCGCGAGTGTGTTTGCTTGCTCCCGAACAAAGCCGGCTTTCTCGAATGCCCGCCGGTAGCGCGGACGGTGTTGCAATCGACGGCGCCGGTCGTAACCGCTCGGCCGCCGTACACGATGGCCGGCGAGTTCTGCGCGAGCTGCGGTAGCCCGAACATGGTCCGCGCCGGGACATGCCTTCTTTGCCACGATTGCGGCTCGACGTCGGGAGGCTGTTCGTGAACTTCGATCCGGACGAATGCGGCGAGCTAGAGGAATCCGGCTTCGGTCTTAGCCGGTATTGCAAGCCGGATCTGTGCGAGTGGTACCTTACCGGCGATGACGAGCCGATATGTCCGCATCCGCGAGCCTGTGAGCGCCGCGGGAAATGCCTACACCCGGTCGTGAAGGTTTGGCATTGACTATGAGCGATGAGCCTGGAGCGGGCTGGTATAGACGGATTCCGCCAGATCCGGAGTTCAATAAATTTTTACACTCTATACCGGAGCCGGAAAATAGACACGGGATTAGAGCGCGAATTATCAATGTTTTTCAATCCTACGGATTAAGATCGTTCGAGCAATTATTGGCGATGACAGATGCCGAACTATTGCATTACGACAATTTCGGGAGAAAGGCGCTTCGGGCGATAGATGAGGCGCTTGCGCAGCGCAATCTCTACCGAGCCAATCGCGGCAACAAGCGTAGATGTCCTACCTGCGGGCAGATCATTCGATGACGGCAAAAAAAGACCCGGCCTCTCTACGCCTAGAAGGCCGGGTCTAGTAGGGGTTGATGCCCTTCCATCCACAAGGAAAGGAAGAATGCAAGACATAGCGTAGGGGTCGGTGAAAATCAATGTCATGGGTAATCGCGCAGACCAATCCCGGCGCCGAGGACTCGGCCGAACGGGCGCTCCGCTTCGCCGGATATCGCGCGTATTTTCCGCGCTATCGAGCGCTCGCCTATCCGCACGGCCGCGACCGGCGGCCGATCCCGACGCTCCGGCCGGTGTTCCTGCGGATCTGTTTCGTGCAGGATTGGTTCGGCTGGCCGAGCGTTTCGATATCGAGCGTAACCGGGCTGATGACGCTTCAACCGGGCATAGCCGCGAATCTCTCCGATGCTGACATAGCGCTAATCATGGATCGAGAGCGTAACCGTGAATTCGACGAAGCGCGGCCGGCCGGCCTTTTCGCGGTCGGCGACGAGGTCGAGATTGACGCTTTCGGGACCCGCATTCTCGGCGTGCTCGAAGGATTGAGCGAGGACGGAAAGGCGATCGTCCGAACCATGTTGCTCGGCCGGCCGGTCCGGACGTCGGTATCGACTACACGCCTACAGGTAGTTTCGGATTGACTTATCCGCACAAAATGGGCGATAGAACGAACTGGCCGGGTGCTTCGAATTTTAGAGATTCGGGGTAGACCCGGCCGAAGGCGTGGTGATGCCTGATCTCACCAAAATCCAAATGACAGCAAATCAACCACTTAGATGGCTCGCATAGCCTATGCGCGTCGAGGGCGAGACCGCTTCTCGATGGTCCGCAGTCAGGCTGGATAGCCTGTCGTCCGTCGAAGGGCGTGGCTTACTGCTCATGGCCGATACCGAGACGGGTGAGGTCGTATGGCGCGACCGTTCGGGCGAAGTGTGCAAGGCCATGCTCGGTATCCATGCCATCAGGCTCGTGAGCCTAGCCCGATCATGAAACCCGGTGGCTTCTATCAGTCCCCCCGCTGGCGAGCGCTTCGCTTGGTTGCGCTTCGGCGTGATCGCTGGCGCTGCACCATCTGCAACGCCAGCGTCAGCGCCAAGGGACAGGCCAGGGTGGATCATATCCACCCACGCACCACCCACCCGCACCTTGAGCTAGCCTTGGCTAACCTTCGTACCCTATGCCCGACATGCGATAACCAATCTCATAGAGAGAAGGGATCGCATAGTACGAAGCGACAGGTTCGCTTTAATGCGTTCAACGTGAACGGTATGCCGCTCGACCCCTCCCATCATTGGCATCGTGGTTAACGATGACCAGGGGGGATGGTCAAAAAAGTACAAAGCGGGGCGGAATAAG